CTAGGTTTGTTCCTAGCGGGGGCAGCCCAACCAGCGGGTTTCAAAATGTCACCCTTTTGGAATAATTTATCGGTTTCAGTCTTGACGATGAAACCCCAAACAGACCTGTCAGAAATTATTTTGATGTATTTCTGACCTTCTGATACCTCTATTTTAGAGGCGAATTCAGCGACCCTTTCTTTGTCCCTCTCTTCGTCTGAATAAGCAGACCTAGATGTCCAGTTTTGATAGTCATTCACTATCAATTCTTTTAGGTTTTCGATTTCTTTTTGCATATTTTCTCTCACTTCTCTAATTTATATGATCATGATCTCATATTTTACCCCAAATGTCAAGGGCCAAAGCGAAAAAAAGTGAAAATAAATCCCTAGTTAAATCAACAACTTACCTTCATCGGACAATTTTTTTAGTTCCTTAAAGTCCTGTTGGAACCATATTTGTAGGTTTAATCTTCGCGTATCCAGTGCTTTTGCCCTGTGTTCTTCTTGCGTGTTGAAGATGTAAGAGTCACAATATGGCACAAATCCATCCCTGTACTCAGTACATTCATAGGTCTTAGAATTGGGAAATAGTGGAAAACAAGCTATCGCTGGTCTATGGTAATCGTGGGACAGACCATCGACATGCCATGGAACAATATCGGTGGGAGCAATAGCAACCAGTGTAGCCTTAGTAGGTGATACCATGAACTTATCAGCTACCTCTTTAATCATGTCCAATGATATTTCTAAAAATTCTAGTCTATGGTTTTCTTCTGGTTCGTGTATAAAATAATTTTTAGCATTAGCTATATCGAATGTGAGCAATTCCTCCTTCAGTTCTTCTGATATTGTAAGGGGAATCTGAAACCACTGATTCGGAGAAGATTTGATTTTACACCTCTTAAATTATTTGCCTTTTTGGAAAGCCTGAGCCCCAAAGAAAGCTGCTACGATACCAGCAACAGCAACAAAATAAGTAGCTGCCATATCACCTAGAATCTTACTTGCTTGTTCCAATCCAAATAACACAGCGAGTACAACGGCGAATGGATATAATAACATACCACCCAAAGCAAACCATGCCATCTTGCGTTGACTGTCTCGCATTGCATCTTGGTCTTCAAGCTCTCTACGCTTAAATTCCATATACATCGCCTTTTCTTCGTCATCAACTTTACCATCACCATTTACATCTGCTGGTAATATTTTAGTTTTTGTTTCCTCTTCCGTCATCTTTCTCTCCTGTGACTTTTTCTTTTTCTTCATCATCAGACATAACGGTTCGGTAATACACTATCACTTCTTTGGTTTCTTTTACATATCGTTTAATCTCTTGGAGATTATACGCCATTAATTCGTAATCTGGTACAGACATTGCCATAAAGACCATCTTTCCAGATTCTTTTTCTATTTTAACTAGGAATTCGTCTAAGTTTTTGTCAGATACAACATACCACTTTGGTTCTTTCATATCTATTGGTCGAGGATATACAGGATGCTGTATAGGCACACGCACCTCTATCGTTTTGATTTCTACCTCACGCGGTTGTTTTGGTATTAAACTACAACCGTTAATTATCAGTATCAAACTCAAAACTGGAATCAGTTTCGAGACTGTCGAATACATCTTTTGTCGCATTGTTCACCCTTGGTTCAATAAGGCCTGGTTTAGCAGCTGCAAGTTTACTAAGGTCATGTCTGCGGAAAATGTCAAGGTATCTTGTCATCTCTGCTTCAATAACAGCATTCTTTGAAGTCAACTCACCAAGCGCTTTTGCCTGTGTTTCGTATTGTTTAGACATCTTATCTATGGTATCATTTTGTGTAGCGACTTGTAATTCCATCGCCATATTATATTCTCGGAGCTCAATAAGTTCTGCTTGCGTATTTGTGTAGTACAAATACCCAACAAAGCCTCCAGCTAATATTACACCTAATAATACTTTACTAATCATAGCCCTATTTATACTTTAATATCCCCCAAGCCTAATCTTTGTCCAAAGGCACCTTGGTCAAAAACTGGCTGTACATCTACCTGTCCAGAGTCTACTAGATTTTGTTGAGCATCTTCTAAATCATACAATCTCATCTTCGCCCTATCAACTCCAATCATAAATCGTTTGTTTCTTGTCGGGTCACTATATCTATTCTTCAATTGTTTAACCATCATGTGACCTTGTTGTTCTAATTCCTCTGTACTTATAAGAGCAAACATCAAGTCAGCAGTAGCAGGCAAACCAAAACTTTCTGAAGTATCTGTCAAGTCAACATCACTGTTGTTAAAACCACCTCGCGTGGTCTGGGTTGCGGATACTATTGGTAAATCATACTCTACTGCCAGTCCCCTTAGTTCCTCAGCAATTGCCTTGACTATGGTATATGAGTTTGCACCAGCATTATTTCGGAGTCGTTGACTCACACAAATATTTAGATAATCGATAAAAATTATGTCTGGAGAAAAGTTTTGTTTGAGTTTCAACTCTTCAAGAAGTGCTCTGAAATGACCAGCATGGGCAGTTGCAGTTGGATATTCTTTAACAATCAATCTGCCATCAACTTTGTTTTGAATTTTCTTAATACGGTCTGTGTACATAGACTTGGATAGGTCTCTCAAATCTTGCATGGAAACATCCATCATGTTCGCATCGATTCTTTCAGCGATTCTTTCCTCTGCCATCTCTAATGTGATATACAAAACATTCTTACCTTGAGCAATCATGGCTGCACCCACATGACACATGAAAAGAGATTTACCCACACCTGTACCAGCAAGAGCAATATTGAGTGTCTTGTTTATCAATCCACCTTCAGTAATCTTGTTGAAATATTCTAAGTCGAATGGTAATTTTTCTTCGTGCCTGTGATAGAAATCAAATCGTGCTTCCGCGTCACCAACATAATCGTGACCAATGTTATTATCAAAACCAACACTAAGAGCATCTGACAATATAGAAGGCAGAGAATCTACTGAATATGTTTTATCCTGTCCATCGATAATCTGAATAGATTGCATGATAGCATTGTAAACTGCCTTGTCCTTACAGAATTTTTCTGTTTGGTCAATCAACCATCTGTTATCAACCTCATATTCACCAAGACCATTAATAAGTTCCTCACATTTTTCGTAAAGGTCTTCAGTAATCTTTCTGTTATCTTGTAGTGCAATTTTAAGCGCGCTTGCTTGTGGTGGGGAATTGTATGCCGTGACATAATCACGAATACATCTGAATACCTCACGATACTCAGCATCTAGGAAATAAGATGCCTTTAAATGTGCAATTGCTTGTCTGACATAATCTTCGTTATGTATCAGATTCGATAGTATTGTTTGTTCTAATCTCATTATAAAAATCTCGTTTCACTTCTTCTACACATTTCTCACAGAGATATGCATCTCCGTCAGCATGTCGAAAACATATTCCAGCATCATTTTCTTCATCGATACTAGTCCCACATTTATCACACTTCGGAGTAAGCATCCTTAATATCCTCTTCGCTTACTTCAGACTGCATGATGGAGTCTGCTGACATTAAATATCTATCCTCAATCCACTGGATGAAACTTTTTTCACTAAGGATAGGTATCCAAAAGTCTTTTGTGTATGTATCTTTAAGTCTGAATTTCGGCGCATCTGGGTCATCAGATTTCGCATACCATCCGTTTGATGGTTTGACAACATGACCAGACTCAAGAGCCATATCAAGGAGACCAGACCACTTGCTGATGCCACCTTCCCATGTAACTTCAATGGGTATCTTGGACTTCTCCCGAACAAATCTTGACTTCTCGACATTGATAATAAAGTTGTATCCTACAACATCTTTCCCTTGTTTTTCTTGTTGTCTACCTATAATAAAGATATTATCAGCACTGTAGTAAACACCAGTTCCACCAGACACTACATCTTTGGGGAACAAACCGATTTCTTTGTATGTGTGGTTTACAACCACCGCTGGAATATCTAAGATTGTTAGGTGAGGAGTCACCATACGAAACAGGGATTTCATTTGTTTTGCACGAGTCATATCGGCAACTGACTTACCATCTATCGCATCTTCTACTTCTTTACGCGAGGCAAGGTTACCTACTGAGTCCACAATTATAATTACACGGTCACCTCTTTCAATACCTTGGAGTTGGGACATCACATCGTGTTTGAGTTGTTCTATGTCTGTGACAGGTGTATGAATAACTCTATCTGTGTCTATGCCGAAACTGTCGAAATATC